TCAAGTTACCTGCTGTATCTGGTGATTCAACACGTACTGGGTCATGGTAGTGGATACCAGCAGCAGCAATCGTGTCAACGTACTCTTTAGTTGCAAGTTGGCAAGCCTGAGTTGGGTTTCCTGCTACACAGACAGAATTAAAGCAAACATTGTTTGACGTGCCTACAGCCTGTCCAATAGAAATAGAACCAAGACTGCTATTATAAGTTACCCCTGTTTGACCACAAACAGCATTTCTTGCTCTTGTATCAGTGTAGTACTGGTTAGTAGCACCTTCAGAAAGATTATCTGTATCATGATTACTAATGTCACTCACAGTACCTGTAACATCTCCAGTAACGTTACCTGTTAGATTACCTGTTACGTTACCTGTTACGTTACCTGTTAGTGGTCCATAAAAGTTTGCTGCACAAATACTGGCAGCATTAGTAATATTCTGACTGTTTGCATTAAGTGCTCCACCTAAAACAGGAGAAGAGTCTTCTTGTAGACATGTAAGAGCATCACCTAGTGTAAATGCTGCAGAAGACCAATCAGACCCATTATATACTTTTAGGGCATTGTCTGTGGTGTTGTAGTATAATGCACCAGTTAGAATAGGATCACCATCGTTGTCTGCACTAGGATCTGATGTTTTATCACCAAGGTATCTGTCATCAAAGTCATCGTAAGAAGTAGCTGCATTTGTTGCTGAAGTAGCAGCAGCAGTAGCTGAGTTAGAAGCATTTGTTTCAGATGTAGCAGCATTGGTCTCTGAGGTAGCTGCATTTGTAGCAGAGGTAGCTGCTGCAGTTGCAGAACCTAGGATACTGTCAACATATGTCTTAGTAGTTAGATCAGCAGCATTAGTAGGTGTATAAGTTGTAGTAATTTTGTTGGCACCCATATCAAGAGTACCAGTAAGAGTACCACCAGTGCAAGCTAATCTTGTATCACGTTGTGTGTCTGTGTATGTTTTGTTAGAAGCATGACCACCTACTGTTGGGTTTGGAACATTGCAAAAAACGTTTCCAGCCATGTTGATAAAACCAGAAATGGTTGCACCACCAGAGCAGCTAACTCTGGTATCTCTTTGTGTATCAACATAACACTTATTAGTAAGAGTGTCATTTGTTGCAGGGGTAGCTGTAGAAGTAGCTTTGTTAGCACCAAGGGTGATGTCCCCTGTCATAGTGCCACCAGAAGTATTTAGCTTAGTGCCTAAACAAGTTGTAACAGAAGAATAGAATGCAGCATCGTCATTAATAGCTGCAGCTAGTTCATTAAGTGTATCAAGGGCACCTGGGGCACCACCAATCAGGTTAGTGATCTGTGTATCAACGTAGCACTTGTTGGCTGCATCTCCATCAGCAGTTGGGTCTGCAACAGAAGTAATCTTAGCAGAGCCTAGATCAATACCTGCTGTACCTGTCATGTTAATGTCACAGAAAGTAGAAGTACCTACTGAAATTACATTACCAATTAAATCACCAGTTACATTGCCTGTGACATTACCTGTTACATCTCCAGTCAGATCACCAGTTACGTCACCTGTAACATTACCTGTCACATCCCCTGTAAGATCTCCAGTTACATCTCCAGTAACGTTACCAGTTAGGTTACCTGTTACATTACCTGTAACGTTACCTGTAACTGCACCTGTGACTGGACCTACAAAACTAGTACCAGTGATTGTTGTACCTGTTATAGGACAAGCCGTACTAGCACCAATAGTAGTGCCATCAATAGCACCCCCATTGATATCGACTGTAGCAAAAGTACCCTGTCCTGTCGTGCTAAGTGTAGTAAAGCTACCAGCAGCAGCAGTGGTGGCACCAATAACAGTATTGTCAATATTACCTGCATTAATATCTACAGTGGCTAAAGTTGCTGTTCCTGTTCCACAAATATTAGGAGCACATAAAGTATCTGATAGAGTTGTTACACCTGTAACACCAAGTGTCCCTGCAAAAGTACTGTTACCTGTAACTGCAGAAGTGCCGCCGACAGTAGTATTACCAGATAAAAATAGATTTTTAAATCTGTTTGTAGTTGTTACACCAAGGTCAATGTCATCATCTGTTACAGGAACAACAGCACCGTCTTGAACTCGTAACTGTTCAGTTGCTGTTGAAGATACTTCTGTAAAAAAGCTGACCCTGTTGTTAGTAGTATCAATACAAACATAATTCTTTTTATCTGAGTCTGCAATCAGAGGTACAAAAGCACCCTCTATTGAAGATCCATCGTGAGAGTGTCCTCCTGAGCAACAGAATGCACTACTAATACAATTAAATTCTGTAGCTACTGGAGCAGCTTTAACAACTGCACCTGCAACAATGTCAGCAGAACTTTGCCTACAATAACCTGCCATTATAATCTATCCCCCACTCCAAACGTAACAACAATGCCTTGAACACTGTGTGACGAGTTAGTGTCATTTGTAACGTATCTAAAAGAAACTGATTTACCTGAACCTGAAACATTTACCCTTTGAACAGGAGATGGGTTACCACTCCAAATCGTTGTGTTAGAAGGCTCGTCATATATTGCCTCGTTGTAGTAGGCTGCTGCACCTTCGTTTGTAAGAATAAAGTTACTTGGATTAAGAATGGTAATATCATCATAATCGTAGATTACTGACATTATAATCTCGTTATTACCTTCCGACCTAAGATAAGTAGCAACAGAATGAATAATCTTACGTTGCTCTGGATCTTGCATGTGCAAGAATGGTGTTTGGTAGATGCTTACAATATTAGCCCCACCAAAATTATTTCCTTGTTCTTGTCTATGAACATTACCAAACTTGTCACCATGAATAACAAACTCGTATTGTCCAATATAACCACTGTCAGCACATGTAGCTTCAATACCTAGTAGCTGACCAAATTCAAATCCGATATTACCTTGTTGACCTAGACGTAAGCCACCAACTAGACCATTAGCATTATCTATATCATAAAAAAGTCTAAACTGTGATTTACTTCTAATAATAACTGACGACAAAGCATCAAGATCTTGCTCTAAAACTACATCAGTAAATAAAGACTGAATGTTTTTAGTAATTGTTTCTAGATTAACATCCCCAATCTTATCTGTACCGCCAATAGGTCTAATACCATCTTGAGATAAGAATAAAAGATCTCCACCTATTTCAATAACACTATCAGTTGCAAGACAACCTAAGTCATCTGTAACATGTGAAAGTGTAAAGTCTTCTTTAACAAAACCTGTAAATTTTTTAATATTTGTAATTCCAAAAACATAAAGTGCTTCACGAAATACTTTTAAAGCTACAATATCAAAGCCTACATTAAAAACATCAGCATCATCACCTGAATAACTAAGCTCATCCGATATAGAGCTGACATATAAGTTATAAGGTTCTGAGGGATCTCCTGCTAAAAAACTACGGCTGTTGTAAATAGTAGATAATTTAGGGGCTGAAGGAGCTGCTGAATCAGTAATCTGTTTATAATTTGTACCATCATAAGTAGCAGTGGGATTTACACCATCAGAAATAATTACTTTTTTAACACCATTAAGTTCATAGTAAACAAATCTAACTTTAGTTACCCCTGTCATAGTAGGGGTGCTAGTTCTATATAAACCTGTTCCAGAGCCTACTTCAACATCTCCAGTAGTTGCTCCATCAACAGCTATTTGAGTAATAGTATTAAAGTATTTTGTACTGCTTACCGTAGTGGCATTTGGACCTGTTACAGTTTCTGTTTGTGCAAGTCCTAAATCATCTGTGCCAGTTATGGTAAATTCTACCCCAGATTCATCTGCTGCAGCATAGAATGTAACTAATCTAGGTTGTTCTGCAGCTGAGGTAGTAAAGTTGACAGATCCAGAATCTGCAAGTGTACCATCTATAGTTAAGTTACCAGCACCACTTGGAGTTTGTGCTGTAGCAACTCCATCCCTGTCGTTTGCTACTACATCTGTAGTAATAGCTACCCAAGCTTCTGTAGCATTATCCCAGTAATGTAGATAGTCATTTCCACTAGAAGGTGCACGAGCAGCTAATATACCATCATTAATATCATTTGCTACTGCAACACCTAAAACTGAACCTGTTCCTGGAACTGTTCCATAATCGTTACTAAAACCACTAACACGTCTGTAACCACCAGTAATAGATGGTTCATAATTTATCAATGCAATAGCAGAACCAGGTTGTGTTTCACCTTGTGATAACACATCTCTGTTTAGGTTTAGACCACCTTGAGAAAAGACTTTGTAGGAAGCTAAATTATCGGGCATTAGACAATAGTGCTCATAGTATTACTGAACGATTTATTTCTTTGAATAACTGTAGATCTAATATCTAACGGATCATCCATAAGAATACGTCTCATAGAACGAATACCTTCTTGAAGGCTTTGTTGGTGAAGTGCAGCACTTTGATCATTTGATCTAAATCGCATCATGTACATCATTGCACCATCAATAATGACATGGTTAAATCTGTCAGGGATAACTGCTATATCATCATATGCTGTTAAATCTGAAGGAAATGTCCAATATACATACTCTATTTCGTAAGCATCGTTTGGAACAGGAGTCACACCAAACTTACTTTCGTATGTTTGATAAACTCTTTGTGGAGCAGATATACCAGATCCAGAATCACTTTGATCATCTATTCCACGATATCTTTGAGTATACTCTTCAAAAGAAATAGTTGGCAAATAGCTAGGTGTATTACTTGCAGAGCCTAATTCTTTAATATAAAAAGTATCCCAGTCAACCGTAGCAAAATCTGCAGGAAAGCTATAAAGCCTAGTACCTGCAGTCAATGTCTGTGTGTATGTAGTTTTAAGAAAAGGCCACTCCTGACCTGTCTGTAGGATATTTCTAATGGAGTTATTTACTGCTTGTTTAGCTAGTGCTTGTACGTTACGTACTGTAGAAAAGCCATCTCCTGTAGTATCAAGAGTGACTTCATTTAGTCTAGTAAGTAGTTGGTTTACCAACGCAACGTAAGTAGCCATTACAAAAATCCTTCAGATAGCCTAAAGGGGCCAGTTGCCCAGCCCCTCTAGTTTAGTTCAGTTAAACTTGATCACGTGCAACTTCTGCTGCACCTTTACCATCAACGTCCATTACCAAAGCCCAGACACGCAGTTTACCTGCAGTAGCTGTACCTG